GGTTGTTACTGCAAACGATCTTCCCGCAAGTTGCTTCCCGGTACACCTACGGGGCTAACCTTGCTCGCCGCCTGTACGAGAAGGAGCGGGCCAAGGTCACCGACGCGCCTATGCCGAACCGGCCACTTCCTCGACTCTCCTTCGAGAGGTTCGTTAAGGATATGGAGGAGGTTCGCCCCCTTATGATGAAGCCTAACACGACGGCTAACGAGGTGGCGCGGGCTGCACTGCGTGTGGCTCGGACGGTTGAGAACGGCGGACGGCGGGAGATCCTGCGGGCTGTCAGCGACGTTGATGAAGCTCTCGACGACCAGATTATCTGGGAGGAAGATGACGAATTCACCTCCTCCGAGATTTCGCTCGATGACCTACACGACGAGGTTAACGACAAGCGAGAAGCTAAAGGTAAGTCCCGCCTTGTGAGAGGCTGGGCGCGAGTACCTACCGGCGCTGAAACGTGCGGCTGGTGCTGGATGCTAGCTTCTCGAGGACCTGTCTACAAGACTGCTAAGACCGCCGGTGCTCGATTTGAGTTCGACGCCGGGGGCGGCGAGCTTGTAGGTGAACAAATGAATGCGTGGCACGACGGTTGCGACTGCAAGATTGTGCCGGTTTTCACAACCAGGAGTTGGGAAGGCCGGGAACGCTGGCAGGCTGCTGAAGCACTCTGGAATGACGTCACACGGCGCCAGGGGTACCGCGGCCACGAGGCTAGAAAGGCTTTCCGCCGCGAGGTGGAAGCTGGCAGAATACAAGAACTTCTACAGGATGCCCAGGTGGCAGCCTAGAAAGGTGAATCACCGTGAGTGAAGACACCTCGACCGCCGAGAACGCGAGCCAGGAGCTCCCGGACTGGGCCCGTGACCAGATCACGAAAGCTAACTCGGAGGCGGCTAAGTACCGCTCCGAGAAGAACGACCTTGCTACCGCTCTGAAGCTGGCCCAGGAGGAGGCTTCGGGGTACACGACAAAGGTTAACGAACTGGAAGAGAAACTGGCAGCCTCACAGGCTGAAGTAAAGGCTCTCAGTCAGGGTGAGATGCGCCTCCGCGCAGCCCTCAATGTAGGTATTGGCAGCGACAAGCTGGACGATTTCGCCGCATTGTTGAAGGGTGACACCGCCGAAGAGGTGGCAGCCCACGCGGAGAAGCTGAAGGCCCTGTTTGGCTCCGACCCCGCACCTGCTCGAGCTACCGACCCGTCGCAAGGTTCTGCCCCACTGCCCCTCAATGGAGATCCGCTTGTCGCTTTGCTGACCTCCGCTGTAAACTAACCTGAAGGAGATTCCATGCCCGCTAACATGGGTAACGTAACTAAGCGCTCAGAGTTTAGTACTTTTCTCACCCCCGAAGTTGCCCAGCCGATCTTCGACGAGATCGCGCGCGTTTCGTTCGTACAGCAGCTCGCCACTAAGGAAGCACTCGGCCCGTCCGGCAAGGCTATCCCGGTCTGGTCCGGCACGGCTAAGGCCAGCTGGGTAGCTGAGACTGCTCAGAAGCCGATCACTAAGGGCGGCTTCCAGAAAGTCGTGATGGAGCCGAAGAAAATCGCCGCTATTTTCGTGGTATCCTCTGAGGTTGCCCGCGAGAATCCGCTGAACTACGCTCAGACGATGCGTAACAAGGTGGCTGAGGCTTTCGCTAAGGCCTTCGACGATGCAGCCCTGTATGGCATCAACTCCCCGTTCGGGTCTCACATGAACCAGACCACTAAGTCTGTCAAGCTGGTTGACGGCACCCCGGCTAAACCAGACGCCTACAAGGCGTTCAATGAGGGTCTGAGCTTGCTGGTCAACGACGGCAAGAAATGGACAGGTGCTATCCTCGACGATAAGGTTGAGCCTGTGATGAACAGCTCGCTCGACGCTAACGGGCGTCCGCTGTTCACCGAGCCTACCTACGTCGAGACTAACTCCCTGACCACTAAGGGCCGCATCCTTGGCCGACCGGCCCTGCTGGGTAAAGGCATTGGTTCCGGCACGACTCGCGGCTTCATGGGTGACTTCAGCAAGATCATCTGGGGCCAGGTCGGCGGTATCACCTTCGACGTCTCCGACCAGGCTACCTTGGATCTGTCTGACGCTCAGGACGGTTCCGGTCTGGTCAGTCTGTGGCAGAACAACCTTGTGGCCGTTCGTGCTGAGGCCGAATTCGGCCTGGTTGTGCGTGACCCCCAGGCTTTCGTGAAGGTCGTAGAGAAGTAATGGTTACGGTCGAGGATCTAGAAGCTAGGTGGGCCTCCTCAGAGGATCTCACCGACGTTGAGCGGAAGGTCGCCTCGGCCAGGCTACAGGACGCCCTTGACCTCCTCCGAACCCGGATTGAGGATCTAAACACCCGGGTCGTTGCAGACCCGGTGTACGCCCGCGTGGTTAAAGCCGTCTGCTGCGATGCGGTTATCCGACTCCTCAGCAACCCTGAGGGGTTCAAGAGCGAGACCGATGGTAACTACATCTACGAGCGCTACGGCAGCCTCGCGGACGGGCGTCTGAAGATTCTCGACGAGGAGTGGGAACGCCTAGGTGTGCGCCAGCGTGTGACTGTGGTTCACGCTGGCCCCAAACCCCCGTGGGAGGTCTAGTGAGTATCCTTGACAAAGGTAACTGCTGGGTGGATGTTTACCCTGAAGTTGCTACCCGGGACCGGGACGGCAATACGTTCACTCACCCATCGAACAAGCCGGAGCGCTTGTGGGTGATGTGGCAGGCTCACGGTGAGAGCGGTACAGCAGCTCGGCGCCAAGAGCAGATGACTGAAGGGTTCTTCTCGGAGAACGTCGCTCGGATGCGTGTTCGGCGCGAGGATCACTCAGTAAAGATCGGCCCCCAAAGCTACCTGATGAAGGATGGCGAGCGCTGGGAGGTGTTCGGGTACCCAACGGAGTACCGAATGTCCCGGCGGACGGGCCACCTAGATTACACGATGCGGAGGAGTTAGATTGGCTCACATCCAATGGTACGGCTCCGAGTCGGACACTTACCGCAAGATCGTCCGCAACAACCCAGGCATTGGCGCGTACAATTTCGCCCGCATGACGGCGGCTAAGGGCATCGCCGAGGCCAAGCTCGAGCCCCATCATCGCAACCACGACCGCACCCGTCAACCCAATGAGCCACCATCGAGCATCTCGGTGACTAAGGGAAGCATCTCCGACGCCTTCCTGCATCTGGATGATCCGAAGGGTAAGGCGCTCATCATCGAAGGCAAGCTCGGTATTATCCGAGGTGCCGTAGCTAGCTTGTAAGGAGGCTGTATGATTCCGAAGCTCACACCTCGAGTGCAGGATATTGTTTTACCCCTCCTTCGAGAAGGGCTCGGCCCGGAGGTACACGTCCGAACGTGGTCTGACAACGTCGAACACCGCGAGTACCCCGAGGTTCGAGTTCGCCGCCTTGGCGGCTTGAACTCCCTCGGCTCTATCCAGAACGGGTTGGAACACCCGGTGGTTGAGATCACCGCCACGACGCGGGAAGGCCTGGCCGCTACGGAGGATCTAGCGATCCGTTGCCGAAACATCTTAGTGAACTCCCGGAACGTCGTAGTTCCGGGGGTTGGGCACCTAGTTAGGGTGCGCGAAACCCTGGGGATGACGCAATTCCCATCTGAAATACAAGGAACCTGGCGCGTGCAACAGCTGCTGCGTACAGACTTCCGCTACCCACGAAGGAGAGGTTAAATGGCTCTCGTTGACGAGAAAGTCTTTACCGCTAGCACGGGCTACGTTTTTAAGGCTCCTGTAGGCACCGCAGCCCCGAGCCGCGCAGCCCTGAAGAACTTCAACCCCGAGACCTTCGGCGCTTCCAGCGTCAAGGTGTCTGTGACCGGCGCCCCGACCGGCGGCACCTTCACACTTACCCACAAGGGTAACGCAACCGCGGCCCTCCAGTATAACGCTACCCCCGCCGAGATCCAGGCTGAGCTTTCCAAGCTGGCTTCGATCGGCGCGGGCAACGTTGTTGTTACCGGCGAGGCTGGTAAGAACTACGAGGTAGCCTTCATCGGCAAGCTTGCTAAAGCTAACGAGGAGCTGACAGCCACCGCCACTCTTACCGGTGGTACGACCCCTAATGTGGAGGTCAAGAAAGGCGCCGAGGCCAACGACTGGGAGCTCGCGGGTCACACTGCCCAGGAGGAGCTGCCGGAGTTCGGCTTCGACGGCGGCGACACCAAAGTTAAGGGCTCTTGGCAGAAGAAAAAGCTGAAGGAAGTCACCGAGGAAGACCCGGTGGACTACGTCATCATCCGCTTTGTGCAGTGGGATGTTGAGACGCTGGAAGCTTACTTCGGTAAGAACAAGAGCACGACCGAGGGTATCTACGGTTCGGACGGCTCCCGTACCTCCATCGAGGTTGCCCTGCTGATCGTCCTGGTCGATGGACCGTTCACGATTGCATTCACCGCCGCTAAGGCTACCCTCCGTCGTGAGGAAGCTATCAAGCTGGAGGCGGATGAGTTCGCCAGCCTACCGGTTCGCGCTACCTTCGTGAACCACCCGGGCCGACTGCTCTTCGAGTGGATTACCCCGGAAGCCTAAGCTAACCCCTACCCCTGAACCGCGCCACTCGGCGCGGGCTGACTAGCCTGACGAGGAGACAAGATGGCTACCTACTCCCTTTCCGATATTCGTGATGCTGCCGCTAAACGCTACCAGGGTCTCGAGATCACCAATGGCGATGACAAGTTCATCTTCCAGAACCTGCTTCAACTTCCTGCTACGCAGCGACGTGAGGCTGACAAGATCCTGAACAGCGCTGATGATGCTGCTGACACTGACAGCCAGATTGAGCTGGTCAAAAACCTGCTGAAGGTTGTTGAGAAGAACGGCCGAGGCCAGGAGCTGCTGGATTTGCTGGAGGACAGCCCCGCTAACCTGATGGAGGTCTTCCACGCTTGGATGGAGGCTACTCAGCCGGGGGAAGCTTAGCCCTAGCGGACCTGCTCGACGAGCACGGCGACAAGATTTACCCCGAGGTTCTACGCTATTACGGCGTGGATCTTCGGGGGCTTTTTTTGTCTGAGTTGGATGCTAAGACGGCGTTGTGTCTAGTATATGCTCTACCACCGGATAGCATGACGTACGCAGCACTCACCAACGATCAGGACACAGCGGGCTGGGGTATTACGGAGCATCTGCTAGCGGGGGTTATCGACGCCGTGCAGCAGAACACGTTCACGAATGTTCAGGTGCGTACTAAGAAACGTTTGACACCCCCTGAGACGATTGTTTCCCGTGCTCGGAAGTCTAGCCGCCGGGCAGGCAGCAACTTGTTTGCAGCAATGGCTAGGGCAAACTACCAAACAGAAGGGTAAGTTATGGCTGTAGAAGTCGGTCGCGTAACAATCCGCGTCCTGCCTAACACACGAGGGTTTAGGCAGCGCGTTGAGCGAGACCTCGCTAAGATGGGGAAGGTTAAGGTTCCCCTTAAGGCTGATACCGACGAGCTGAAGAAGGACGTCGAGCGGGAGCTCGGAGACGTTGACGGCAAGACTAAAGTCAAGCCGGAGGTCGATAAGAATCACCTTCGATCCAGCCTTAACAAAGCCACTAAGGGTGAGAAGGGTCAGGTTAAGGTCGATGCTGACGTCGATATTTCCCGAGCCCTCCGCCAGATGGACCGCTTGAAGCGCACCACGTGGGGCCGCAAGGGTGGGTTCCGAATTGAGATACCTAAGTACGATTTTACCGGGCTGAAGCAGCTGACGGCTAAGCTACCTAAGCTACCCAACATCCAGGAGAGGCTGACTGCAGGGCGCGCCACTCAGCGAGCCCAGGCGGCTGAGGCTTACTCGAAAGCACTGGCGGCTATGCGTAAGCAGATCCGCGAGACTAAGACCGATGCTGAGCTGCTGAAGCACGCGCTTAACTTCCAGCTGGAGAAGCAGGTTGGGGATCGCACGAGCCGGTGGCTAGCTCAGCTGAGATCTGGAGCCCGCCAGGCTCAGAGTGAGATATCTAAGCTAGGTTCGCGCGGCGCTGATAAGGTGTTCGGCAAGGCTGATTTCTCGGACCTCTGGGGAGACGCTAAGAAAACTGAGCAACTTTATCAACGTGAGATCAACGCGCTGAAGAAGCTGCGAGATCTCGAGCGTTCCCGGGCTACCAGTAAGCAGGCCAGGCAAAAGGTCGGTGGTAAGTATAATGCTGAGATCGCCCGCCTCGAGGCTGCTCTCGGAAACCTCCGGTCTTCCACACCTTCGGGCCGCACTAAGGCGCTGGCCGATCTGCAGAGGCAGGCGGCTGAAGCCCGCCGAGCTCTCGGTTTAACTGATCAAGGCCTTGCTCGTCTGGAGCAGCGGTCTAACCGGCTGAACAGCAGCTTCCTGAAGGGGCTGGCTCAGCGTGAGCGTAATCTCGGTCGCCGGGCGTCGCTGAAGCAGAGCCTCGGTGACCTGAAGTTCGGCGTCGGTAAGGCGTTCAGCTTCGACCGTGGCGATCTTGACCGCTTGCGCGGAGGCCTGGCTGATGCCCGCTTGAAGGTGCAGGAGTTCGGTAACGCCGCTCGTGAGCATTTCGCGCGGGCGTCCGAGCGGATGAAGCAGCTTGGCCGTGAGGCGGTCGAGTTGTCTCCGAAGATCCGGTTTGTTCGTGGCCGCAAGTTCCAGGGCCCTGACGGACCTGAACTGTTTGACTACAGCAAGCACTCTCGCTCGAAGAAGAGCGACAGTGATCGTGAGTTCAACCTGTTTAACCGACGACAGCAAGGTTTCCGCCGCTCGTTCCTCGGGCTAACTCGTACGGGCTGGATCGTAGCCGCTGTAGCCTCACTGATCGGACCAGCTATCGGCGGCATCTCCGCCGCACTGGCTGGCATCCCAGCTCTCGCCGCCTCGGCGGCTGCTGTGTTCGGCTCGCTGGCTCTGGGTTTCCAAGGTGTGAAGGATGCTGCACAGGCTGCAGCTCCTGAGTTTAACAACCTGAAGACGGCGATGTCCGACGTCTACCGGGAACGGCTGACTCCCCAGTTCGCTCAGCTGAGTGACATGATGGTTCAGACCCGCGATGGTATGAAGCAGGTCGCTAACGGTACGGCGGACTTCACTCAGGGTATGGTGAACGCTGTCACCAGCACCAACGGCATCGCTAAGCTGAACAACATTCTCGGAAACACCGGGAACTTGTTTAGCCAGATGAAGCCGTTTGCTGAGGAGTTCACGGGCGCTGTTCTCGACATTGCTAGCGCTGGGTCGAACACGTTCCCCAAGCTGGCGGCTGGTTTGAACTCCTTCGGTTCCTCGTTCCGCAAGAACGTCAACGAGCTGATCGCTAACGGGACTCTCCAGACGGCAATCGAGGGCGCTTACGACGTCATCGGCAGCTTCTCGACTAACGTTGGTCGGATCATCAAGTCCGGCGTTGAGAACTTCACGACGGTTATTCCAGGCTTCACTAAGTTCTTCGACCAGTTCGCTGACGGTGTGACGCGGGCTATGCCCTCCTTGTCCACCTTCGGTAACCTGATCGCGGACCTCGCTGGCGGCGTGGTTGGTAACCTTGGCCGTGTGCTGGAGTCACTGGGCCCCGGCATGGAGACGTTGGCACCGGTGCTGTCGAAGATCGGCAACGCTGGGTTGGACGGCCTCGGTACGATCCTCTCGAACGTGGGTACTGGCCTCTCCGATATGGTTGTAGGCGTTGCTCAGTGGTCGGCGAACTCAGGGTTCCTCGACAACATCGCCCCCTCTCTCGAGGGTGTTAAGCGAGCCTGGGACGGTCTGTCAGGAGCCTTCAGTTCCGCTTGGACCGAGAACCTGCCTACGCTGCAAGCAGCTCTCCCTGACTTAACGAGTGCTCTTAGCGATATGAGCAGCTTGTCTCTCGATGGGCTGTCGGGCGCTATGAACACTCTAAAGGGGGCCCTCCCCGGTATCTCGGAGGGCTTGGCGGGGTTCTCCAGCAACTCGATCGGTGACCTGCAAGGCCTTGTCGGTACACTAAAAGGTTTAGGCGACGCCCTCCCTGAGGGGTTCGCTGAGAAGATCGGGTCTGGTATTGGGGCGCTTGTTCGCCCGCTGAAGGATCTCAGTGCTCTTGACCTAGCCACCTTCGGTAACCTAGCCGGGCCGCTTAACCAGATTCAGGACCTAGCCCTGTCCTTCGGCGAGAAGGTCACGGGCAAGCACATGGATGCTGAGAACTTCGGTATCGGAGGCTTGTTCAAGAACCTGAGTAAGTGGCTGAACGGCCCAGAGCCGGATGTCGATAAGGTCAACAAGTATGTTGAGGCCCAAAGGAAGTTAGAGGATGCAGCGGCTGAGGCGGCTAACAGCCAGCTCCAAGCTCAGAACCCGGCTCAGAATGGCGAGTCACCTCTGAAGAAGTTGGCTGAGGACACTCAGCAGCTGAGTAACATCAACACCGACGGCCTGGCAAACTCGGTGAACAGTCTGCGCCAGATTGGGGACGTTCAGAGCCAGCTGTCTCAGCTGGGTCAGAACCAGGCTAACACAGGTGAGTCACCTCTGAAGGGGCTCGCCCAGGACATGCAGGCTATCAGCCAGCTTCCTGTGGAAAACCTGTCTGCTCAGACTCAAGCCATTCAGCAGATTGCCCAGGTGCAGCAGCAGTTGAGCGCTCTCCAGACTGAGGGTGCCGCGGCGGGCCTGCAAGGCAGCCCTCTCCAGGGGTTGGCCCAGGATCTCCAGGCGATGACGGCTATCCCGGTCGAGAACCTAACTGGTTTGACGGCGGCGTTGCCTGTCATCACGAGTGCGTTCCAGCAGCTTCAGGAGGCTACGGCTCTCGGCCAGCAGTCCGGGGGCGGCGATCCTAGCGCTGGATTCGCTGGGTTTGCTACGCAGCTCCAGCAGATTAGTGCTATCGGGCCTCAGCTTACCGAGACCTTCACGGGTATCGGGACGGCGTTCACCACGCTGAACGAGCAGATCGCTTCTTTCGCTCCGTCGTTTGAGGGTATCACCCTCGGCTTCCAGGGGTTGACTGAGCAGTTGACGGTGCCGTTCCAGATGGCTGTCGCTGCTGTCACCTCCAGCATGGCTGAGATGCAGGCGGCGATTCAGTCGGGTCTGAGCGGCCTTGACTCCTCGTTCACCTCTGCATTCTCGAATCTCGCTTCGGGTGTGCAGTCGGCTATGAGTCAGGTCTCCTCTGTGGTATCCTCGGAGGTGGCTAACATCAGCTCGGCGCTGTCCAACGGGTTTGCTGAAGCAGCGGCTGCTGCGACAGCCTCGTTTGCGACGCTGGCGGCTGGTGTGGCCGCGGGCGTGGCTCAGTGTCAGGGCATCATCGCGGGGTTCGTCGGTTCCCTCCCGGGGATGTTCCAGATCGACCTTACGGGGTCTGGCCTGGCGATGACCACCTCGTTTGCCAATGGTATTCGGGCAGGCATCCCAGCGATTGCCGCTGCGGCTTCGGCTGCCGCCGCTGCTGCTAAGGCGTACTTCCCGCACTCCCCCGCTAAGAAGGGCCCGCTCTCGGGATCCGGCTATACCGACACCTCCGGTATGGCACTGGTGAAGGACTTTGCCGGGGGTATGCTGAAGGAAGTTGGTACCGTCGAGTCCGCCGCCGAGAAGATCGCTGGCATCGTCTCGGGCAAGTTCCAGGACATCCCAGGAGCTGCTCGGGAAGCCGTCGCTGAGACGGCTAAGGCAATGGAGGGGTTCAAGCGAACGCAGGTTGAGGATAAGGCTAAGGCGTCGAACGCCCGCAAGATCCAGCGTGCGATCGAGAACCACGACAAGGCTTTGAAGCGGTACGAGGAGCGGGAAGCTAAGCGTCGCGGCGAACACGCCGAGAAGAACGCTAAGCGGAAGAAACCCACCGAGTACAAACCCGGTGAGGCTCCGAAGTTCCAGATGCCGGAGCTTGATAAGCCAGACTACGACTCCATCAAGCGGTCGTTCCAGGAGTACTGGATCGATGGCCTGAAGGAGATGATGAACCAGAACCTGAACAACACCATCATCAATGGTGGGTTCTTGGATCAGTTCAAGTCGATGGGTGTGGGAGCCGTCCAGGCTCTCCGCGCTCAGTTTGGCGGGCATCCTTTGCTCGACCAGATCGAGGCGGGTCTGAATGACCCGAACTTCAGCGGTCGCGTTAAGAAGGCTCTGGAGGAAGCTAAGATCGGTGAGATTCCGGTCACCTTTGCTCTGGAGAATCTGTCGCAGCTGAAGAGCGATCTCGGTATGGGCAATGGCGCTATCAGCAGGGCTATAAACCAGGCTGTGAAGTTCGAGCCTACCAACTCTGACTTCGATCAGGAGCGCCGGGCACGCGAGCGTGAAGAGAAGGAGCCTTCGATTCACTACCACGTGCTGTCAGTCGAAGAGGTTCTACGTCTTGAAGAAGTGCGACACCGCAAGATTCAGATGAGGGACCACGACGACTAGTTGGACCACCTTCGGGAGGCCCTGAAACGCAGAAAGGCGGGGTGTAATAACCCCGCCCTCTTCTGTCACTGTTACGTTTATACAGACTTTACCATATAATTTCACACTGTCTAGCTATCGAAGGAGACGCGATGCTAACACAAGTTGAACTAATCAGCCCCAACAAAGAGATAGCCCCCGTCATCATCGCGGGCGACAACGCGAACCAGGACGGCATCGCCCTGGAGCCCGGCAAGCAGGGGTGGTACGACGCCAAGACATCGGCCCGAACCCGCAACCCCGCTCAGCGCCACGGTCAACAGTTCCTTGGGTTCCGCTACGAACCCCGGGACATCGTGCTGAAGCTATTGATTAGCAACGACGGCCCCAACGGAGGCCAGCAGTTCCGGGACCGCGAGTTGCTAGCCCGCTCCCTGTTCGCCTTCGATGACTACACAACTATCCGAGTCACCACCGATACAACGGTTCGGACAATGAAGGTGCGTCTCGTCGAGTTCGACCTCGACACTGAGATCGACCCCAACGTCGCTGAAGCAACCAGCTTGATTGTGACGTGTGTCGCTGATGACCCGTTCTGGTATGGCCCTGAGTTCGTCAAGGAGTTCCGCCAGGACCGCGGAGGAGCAGCCACTTTCTGGGAGGTCACTCTACCGAAGGATCGCTTAGGAGAGGTTGAGAGCTACCCCAGGCTGGCTATTGCATCAGGAAAAGGGGGAGGCTGGCCGGTGATTAAAATCCCGCGCGAGGCCAACAGAGGCTCCTCACCTCGTGTCATGCTTCCTCAGCCTACAGGTACCGAACGCTTCAAGATGTTTGTCAACTACGACCCAGGCTCCCGCCAGGTCGAGGACGAGTACAACACCTTGATCTGGGCCGCGATGAACGGCGTCCGCTTCGGCGGAGGGATTCGAGCCGGTAAGACGCACGAGATTTTCCGCATGAATGTGGAGATTCCGAGCGGAGCAGCTCTCCGCATCACGTTCTCGTTCTCCCCCCGATACAATACCCCGTGGTGATAAGATGACTAACGAGTTTGAGATAATCGAGAAGCGCGAGGCTGAGCGTCGCAAGGCAGCTGAACAGCCTCCGTTGATCCGCCTGTGGGACGGTAACTGGAGGTTGCTGGCAGAGGTGGAAGACTACAACAAGGCTGAGTTCACGTGGCTGCACAACGATGCGGGCTCCGCTAGCCTGGAGATACCTCTGAACAACCCTGCCGGGGAGCTGCTGAAGCAGCCCGACGCCTGGCCCACTAAGTCCCTGTACATCACCTGCGACAAATCAGGGGCCCGCTGGAGCGGGCGCATCGAGAACGTCACGGTGCGGTCAAAGCCACTTGGGGAGTCGGTGGTGGATGTAAGTGCCGTCCACGACTACCGCAAGCTGAAGGATCTACTGGTCTGGTCGAACCCGTTCCTACCTGCGGAGATCCAATTCCCGAAAGCCTTCCTGCTGTTCGGGCCGTCTCGCTGGGTGGTGGCAACCACCCTGTTCGTTAACCTCCTTAGGAAGAACAACAGCAAGTGGATGATCCCGGATGACCCGTTGAATGTCCGACAGTGGGTGGATCTCGACTTCTCGGAGTGGCCAATCATGGTTGAGCCGGTCCACTTCTTCCAGGATCGCTCGATCCCGGCGGTTCTCACCAGCAGGTTCAAGTACTTCCACGACTGCGTGATTGACATCGTGAAGGATGCTCAGCTCACCATTGACGTGCGCCGCTACCTCGATGGAGACAAGCAACCGATCGAGGGGCGCCGCGTCAAGCACGGCTGTCTGATCGTCAAGGTGGATGATCGCAGTGGTTGGACTGAGGGCACAAGCTTCCTCGGCAGCCTCGTCTCCGGGCTGATCCGAGGGGTAAAGCGAATTAAGGGTGACGGCCTTACGGAGGGTTACGAGACCCTGCCTTACGGCAAGACCCCAGAGCAGTACCAGAGGGAGAACTGGAGGGGCACGCTCCCCAGCCACCCGTGGGTGGTGCTGCATCACGGCAAGGACACGGGCGTTGAGGCTGTGGACGTCTCCTACACACCTCCGGGCCCTGTCCAATTCGTTACCGGCGGTTCGTCCATGCCGGGCGTGAACGAGGCCATTAAGGCATCGATCATCGGCCTGGGCGGCGTGCTGGGTTCCATCTTCGGCCAGAGTCAAGCAGGCTCGGTGGTCGAGGCAATCGCCGAACCGCTGTACTCGGACACGATCCTAGCTTTCCAGGCTCACAAGATGCACGATCGCATCAAGCAGCACGGCTGGGATTTCCCCTTCGAGAAGTGGGTGAGCGGCGTCGATAAAGCCTACACGATCTCCGCGCTCTCCGCGATGCGGAAGGCGAAGGAGGAGACACGGGAGAAGTACTCGTGTAAGGTGAAGATGACGGAGGGCCTACCCTACTACGTCGGACCTCAGGGTTCTGGTGACTTCTTCATCGGGGACCGTGTGGCGGTCCACGCTGAGGGTATGCCCGAAGGTAAGCTCTTTGTCGAGCAAGTAAGCAAGCTTACATACACCCACTCAGCTACGGAGGCTGGCTGGGATATAGAGGTCGGAGAATCCGACTTCGATTCTGGTTTCACTTATATGTCTCGCCGCTTGGAGCGGCTGACTACAGGTTTGAAAGAGTTAGGAGTTTGGTAATGGGATTTCCCACACAGCGAGAGACTGACTACGCTGACCCCCTTCAGCGGTTCGTGTGGGCGTTTCGCGGAATCGACTACAACGGCTTCCCCTTCCAGGCTCCTCTGCCTGTGTTCGAGGGCTGGTCTCAGCACCTTAGCCGCTGTGGATTCGTTCATATGGATCAGGTGATCGCCGCTATCGACCCCGAGACGGGCGTTATCGACCTGGATAAGCTGCCAGAGCAAGAGATACATTACCAGCCCCCTGTGAGGGGTCAGGATCACGGTTTCAACGGCTCCGGTGAGTGGGTTCCAATCGATCAACCTCTGGAAGCTCCGGTGGTGAATCAGGTGGCTATGATGACGCCGCAGGAGCGCGCTCTGCTCGTCGAGCAGCTGCGAGAGGCTGGTGAACTGTGACCACCCCTGGCTTTACCCCCAAGCCCCGGGATGACCTGTACAGCAACGGCTCGAGGATGGGTAGTGATCTCACCCCCGAGTCTGCGCGGCAGCGCATGATGGGCCCCCTGAACCGCACCTACAACCCCCTGTTCGGCCGATTCCAAGCTCTCTTCCAGAACATCGGAAACAATGTTGCTGGGTTGATCCGACAGATCTTCGACCCGAAGGTTGGTGAGAACCACAAGGGTGAGTGGAAGCTGAGCGACTTCAACCTGGAGTACCTTCGGGACCAGTGGTCCGGCATCGCCGGTAAGCTGGAGGAGTACAAGAAGGATCAGGAGAGCTACGTCGAAGCTGCCACGCAGGCTTCTCGTAAGGTTCGTGAGGAGATGTGGAACACCCCCGGCCAGACACCTGCCCTGCACGATGAGCTGTCCATCATCTTCAAGCAGTTCCAGGATGACGCCCGCCTGCGAGTGTTTGCCGATATTCTAGGCGTGCTGGCGGTCCAGCAGGACCGTAACCAGGCTGCTATCCGCTTGGAGTCCCGGATTAACCGACTCCAGCAGGAGGCTATCGAGAACAACACGAAGTTCAACAAGACGCAGACAGAGGTGAACAAGCGCCACAAGGCGTTGATCGACGCTCTGAACCGCTCCCTCTACTACGTATCTGAGACGGCTCCCCAGTTCTACCTCCTCCGAGGTGAGAAAGGCTACCAGGCGTCCCAGCATGGGATAAACTTCCACATGGATGGTTGGACGCTGCACGTCCGCTCCAACGGCCAGCAGGACACCAACATTCTGCTGATTATGCGAACCAACCGAGGCTCCTCTGACATGCAGGTCTTCCAGTTTAAGAAGGGCCGCGCAGAGACTAAGTCGCACAAGATCAGTACGCTGCACCTAACTGAGTTCATCAACCAGGTGACGATCATCCGCCAGGATGTTGTGCCGAAGCCGGACCTTACCGATCTGTACGAGCAGCTGAAATAACCCCAGACATGACGAAAGCCCCCTACCCGGATTAACCGGGAGGGGGCGTTTTCGCGTATCTACAGTAGGTTTACCCGCGGCCAGTACCCTTCATGCGGGGCATCATGAACAGCACCCAGTTGTACAGGGAGGTCCAGGGGGAGAGTGCGGGGTCGAGGTAGTGGGTCATAGTTCATCCTTAATCGAGCCTGTAGGCTCGTCTGGGTCGTCTTCTTCGGTCATGTAGCCGTGGCCCCACGATGGGCCGTAGACGGCTGCGTCGGTGTCGATCAGCAGGCCCTGGAAGTTCTGGGCCATCGTGGCGCTAATCTGGTTGGCGTACTCCTGAGCTTCCTCCGATGGTACGGATGAGATAACCTCGTCGTGGACGGGCACCCGGAGGTACGGTAGGTAGCCCGCGTCTGCGAGGCGAACGAGCGCTGAGGCTGTGACGTCGCGGCTAGTGCTCTGGACCAGGTAGTTCAGTGCTGAGTAGGGGCGATCCTTGTCCACCGGCAACACACGCCCGGTGGGGGTGATGACAGCGCCCGTCTTGCGGGCTTGATCCTGAAGCTTCTGATTGAGCTGCTTCACCTTCGGGTAGCTCCGCTCGAAGCCCTCGATCACCTCGCGAGCCTTCTCGACGCTGATCTTAGCGTTGGCTGCGATGTTCCGGGGACCGCTACCGTAGACGTAAGCGAAGTTCACCATCTTACCCACCGACCGATCGACGCCGGAAGCGTCGGCGGTTTTTTGGTGCAGGTCTTCCTCGTGCTTGAAGGCGTTAATCATATTTTCGTCACCTGACAAAGCGGCGAGTACCCTAAGCTCCTGCGTCTTATAGTCACAGGATATAATGCTCTCACCCTCATCGGCGATTAGCACCCTCCGAATGAGGGAATCGTCGGAGGGGAGTTGCTGGATCGGGATGCCGGACACGCTCATGCGGCCCGTGCGGGCCTGAAGCGAGTGGATGAAGGGGTGGACTCGGCCATCGGGGTCGGTGTTCTCCTGGAACGCTTTAAGCCAGGTATTCCTCTTCTTGCGGATACCTCGGGCCTCCAACACGACAGCCGCCATCTCACTACCCTGATCGCTCAGCTTCTCCAGAGCGTTCTGGTCTACCTTGTATTGCCCTGTGGGAGTCTTCTCGGTGAAGGTGTAGCCGTCCTCAATCAGGATGGAGGACACTTCTCGGTTCGAGTTGACACTCTCCAACCCCCACTGTTCGTAGGCATACGCCTCCCAGAAAGCCTCCTCGCCCTCCAAACGAGCCATCAGGGACTCCAGGTACTCCTCGTCCACTTTGAACCCCTTATACGCGATCTCAGAGCAGATTTCAGCTACTCGATGCTCGAAGGGAATCAGTTTCTGGGACTGTGTCGGCACCTTCGGTAGGATGATCTGATACAAGCCCCACGTCAGGATGACGTCCATACCAGCGTACAGCAAGTATTGCTCGTCCCAGCTATCAATCAACTTGAACACATCAGCTTTGGTGAGGCCAGCGTCACGGGCTATACGCCCGATCGACGCCTTAACATCATCAGCCACCTTAGCATCAATGTAGAACCTGGTTAGGTCTTCCAGGGACAGCCCCGGCCCGCCTTCAGAGGGCTGGCGGGGGTCCACCAGGTGAGCCAGGATCTTAGTGTCCCGTATCCGCTCAAAGGGGATACGGACGTCGAAGCAGCGTCGCAGAACCGACCAGTCGAAGCTCGCATTCTGGAAGATGAGCTTCAGCTCCAGCTTGTTGATGAAGCTGAAGTCACTGTACAGGTCGGTGTCAATCACCCACGCCTCGAGGCCCACGCCGAACTGCACCTTGCGGCACTTGTAGTCAGCGGAGAAGATGTCGAGGCCTGTTGTCTCGGTGTCGCAGGCAATCCACTCACCTTTGTGTGCGAGAATCCACTGAGCGAACTCCCGTAAGTCTGCCTCGTTCTCAGGGCACTTGATGACGGCCTTATGGTGTTGCCAGAGGTACGTCAGTTCTTTCACTGGTGGTAGACTCCTTTGACGATTCGTCCAATGGTGGATGGGTGCACCCGGAACAGGTCGGCCAGCTCTCGGAAGCTGGCGCCGAGCCCCGCCTTCATGCGAATCTCAGCCACCTGATGCTCGTTCAGCTTACGACGGTTCCCCCGTGCGGGGCCGGTTTCAGTCACTTTCTGAAGCTCCTTCAGGAGCGGTTCGTGAGGGTACACCCCGAAGTGCTGGAGGGTTCGCTTGATTGCCAGCTCTCGATCACTTAGTGTCGGGTCACTTAGAGTCACGAGGCCCCCAGAATCGGTGTGATTCGTCAAGCTGGAGAATGAGATCCGCGAATACTGGATCATCCATGAAGCGCGTGAACTGAGCTTCGACGAACTGGTTCTTCGGAGCGTCCTGGAACTCGCGGGACAACCAGTACAGATACTTTACGAGCCCCTTAGTCTGGCCTCGCAGGGCTTCCTTCAGGTCTACGTTCCAGTTGGAGTACTCACCGTCGCCGGTAAGCTGAGTGTCAACCTCCGCTTCGAACTCCTCGAGGGCGTAGGTCTCGTGCTCGTAGGTGACTTGCCAACCTCCGACGAGGTCGCGTGCCGCTGTCAGCGGGTGGTTCATCGGCCCAAATGCCGGGATGTGGAAGACGTGGGCCTTCTCGGTAACCGCACTTCCTGCGGGAAGCTCCCAGCCGGGCTGAAGCTGAATGTTGGCGACGACGCTGTAGTCTCCGACGTATACGACGGCCCGCTCGGTGGGCCCAGGTAGGTAGGTGAAGGTCTCGGGGGTCTTAATGATGTGATTGAGATGCAACTAGGGTCCTTAAGTAGATACGAGAGTGGCCCGTTACCCACGGGCCGAGGGTTTACAGAGGGTACTCGGGGATCGGCTCCCTCGAGGGAGCTACTTCAGCGGAAACCGTTGGCTTCAGGTAGAGGTGCTTAGCCTCGAGAGCTTGCAAACTTTTTAGAAGTTCATCAAACTCGTAGTCGCTGATGATAGGGTCATCGTAGTAGTAGTGCCCAACGGAAGTAGTTAACCGCCTTGTTCAGCAGAAGCTGCTGCGCCCTAATGATATCGCGGTAACTAACCAAAGTACTTCAGCACCGCGTCTTTCTCGTTGTAGTCATTGATGAAGGTGATACCGCCCTGCTGACCCTTCGGAGGTGCAATACCTACCCAGGGGTTGCTGGGGTTCTTACCGCGCTTCAGCGTGCCGCCCTGCTGAATAAGCTGCCACACCTTGTCGCTGATGTTCTCGGGCTTCTGAGGAGCGCCATAGGGGCTTCCACCCCCTGCGCTAGCTGGTGCAGCGGCTGCTGGAGCTGGGGCTGCTACCCCTCCCTGCTTAGCGAAATACTGACCGGCCTTAGTTGTGCGGTCGATAAGCTCCTTCAGACCATC